GTCCCGACCCCTGGCCCTAACCCCGGATACTTCGCTGGAGGCGCTGAGGGCGTCGCTGGGGACCAGCAGACCGGCTTCCCGCAGGACCCCCAGGGTGTCGAGCCCGTCGAAGACCCGATTAACGAGCTGTACGGCCGTGTGCCGATCTCCAGCGGCGTCGACCCCGGTCACCAGGCCCGCCGTAGGGCGGCTACCGAGCACCATCCGGCTCCGAACTCTGATCCGCTCCAGGGCACCGAGTTCGACAGCCCAGAGGAGCGCGAGCGCTGGCGCGATGCTCAAAACGGTGGGGAGCCAGGTAATCGAGACAGTTCTCCCGCAGGTGCTTCTGTGACGGCCTCCAAGAGGACTAACCTTTTCTTCGACCCGAGTGATCCAAGAGTACGAATGGTAGCTGCTACCGATCCTTTCGGTGAAGACAATCCTTTCGGCTCAGGTGACAACTCGAATGCCCCGGCCGGGCCGACCCCTCAGACCACTTCGCCTCGACAGATACCTGGCGGTGGTGGGGGACCTGGAATGGATCCCGCCGGAGCTGATGCCACTGCTCTGGGCGGCCAGCAGACCGAGAGCGATCGAGCCGCCCAGCAGGTGCAGCAGATGCTGGGCCAGACCACTGCCGCAGACCAGTCCTACATGCGGCCTGGAGACGAGGACCCCACCGGAGTGTCAGACGAGTACGACCACAACACCTGGGAAGGACCGCTGAGCACTCGCCCCCGCCAGTCTGCTGAACACCGCAGGGTGAACACCCCGCAGACCGCCAAGGACCCCATCCCCACGGTGGGCTCTCCTCAGCCGGAGTTCGGGGACGACGACGATCGGCGCCAGGCATCGTTGGTCGCTGCTCAGGTGGTCAGAGAGCTGGTGCTGGCGTGATCTCGCTCATCTGCCACGGCTGCCAGACAATCGGCGCGGTCAACCGGGTCACGGCCGGACTGCGGTGCACGTGCGGCTCAGATGATCTCGACGTCTACGAGCCTGGTGTCGAAAGCTTCCTGGTCGCCATGGGAGCCGCTCACGGGCCAGGTACCGGGTGGGGCCAGCCGATGCCTGATCCGTTGCGAGGGTGGACCGAGTACGCCGGACCACATGTGCATCCAAACCCTTTCGAGGTGGCCAAAGCACCTCAGCTCTGTCCTGAATGCAAGGGCGTGAAGATGGACATGCGAGACGGTGGTATCTGCCGTCTATGCAAAGGAAGTGGTCAAGTCCAATCCGGCACAGCGGTAGCGCCACCACCATTGGTTCCCAGGCACCCAGGTCCGTCTACCCAGACTACTGTTCCTTTTGTTGGTCGATACCATAATGGTGCACGTCCTTCGAAGGGCAGGCCAGAGGAGGGTGGCCGAACGATCAAGTCTCCTGAAGAGGTCATCAAGGCGACAACCCCGGGCTGGCAAGAAGGTCGAGGAGTCGTTGACCCGGAGCGCATGCCCAACGTATCTCCCGCCACCAAGGTGCGGGAAGATTTCGACTACAGCGACAAGGCGTTGCGTTCACGTCGACAGAGTGAACCTTATGCCATGCACGAGGCGCATTGTCCAGGTTGTGGTCATGCGCCGACGCATCTGGTCAATGATTACAAGGACGATGCCTGGTGGCATTGCCCCAACTGTGGTCCATTAGCTAACGTTGACCGCAATCCCCAGATCAACCCCTACGATCCCCCGAATGGATTCAAGGCCAACCCGCGTTCGTTCAAGGCGACTCGAATGTTGCCCACCAAGAAGACTGGCCGGGTGTTGAAGATGCTCGTCTCGGTCGTTGAAGGGAATCCCGGTCTCACTCCACCTGAATCTCTCAGCATTGTGCGTGCCACAGTGCAGAAGTACCCGGAGTGATCGGTGGCCCATTTTCGTGAAGGCTCCCTCGTCAGTTACGTTGGTCGTGGCGATGACGGACGAGTGTTGGGTGAACGCGGCAGGATTTTGTCGATCACTGGTCGTTGTGCCCATGTAAAATGGGGCGATGACACGCTCACATTGGTGGCACTTGAAGACGATATCTTGCCATTAGCGAGTGTCACTGGAGCGGAGCGCGTTCCGCTTCGTGATGACTTAGCCGATTCTTTGGCGGTAGGGCCTATGCCGGTTATTGGTCTGCGCCAAGTTTTTGATACTGAAGGCTCAATGGGCGTCTTGAATGAACTGTCCACTACAGGACAGCTTGACAGTTTCAGTAACATCGCTGATGATGTTCGTGCCTATGCTGAGAAACGTATTCGCCAAGAGCCAGTTTTTGTGCAAGCTGCCACTCAATTCGATGATGACGAGACCGAAGGTTTGGTCACATTAGCTACTCACCTTTTGTTGCATGATGCCTTCGATCAGGAGGATGCCGAGTGAGTGAGACGCGAACATGTGCGAACTGTGGGGCACGCTCTAGCCCCTTTATCCCCCGGATGCGGGTCGGTGATGAGTTGTGGTGCACCCCCTGTGCCTCGAACAATAGCTTTCGGCGCACTACCAAGGCCAGTGCCAATCCCCAGACACAACGGATGATGCAGCTCATAGCGGCCGGGTGGACCGGAGAGGACGTGATCCGGCACGAGCTGGGACGCCAGAAGGTGCACAACATCTACGTGAACGGTGATCACGCTGGAGCAATGTGCCCAGAGCACCTGCGGATGCACCGCTCCCGATCCGACTTCGCCAGCGGTCTGGCCGCTCAGGTGGGGCTCAACCACCGATATCCGAACATCCAGACCAGCCCCGAGCACGAGGGTCGATGTGACGAGTGCTCGCGGGTCCAGAGCACCCAGAACCCCGCGCTGCCGTGGGAGCATCGTCGCAGTCCCGGGAGCCTGCCGCCGCACGAGGAGCGACAGCCGACCCCGCACCACGAGGGGGATGACGAAGGTGAGGGCTACCAGCGCGGTCGGTGGCCCTACCGTCCTTTGAGTCCCAACCGAACCGAGAGACACGTTCCAATGGCCCCTGCTATCCAGAGTTTGAACATGCGTATTGCCGTGCCGGTGCCCCAGGAGGGTCGACCATTCCCGGGAATTCGCGTGCAAGCGCATGACTCGGGTGACGGAGAAACTATCTTCCACTGTCCAATGTGCGGCTCGGGTCAGGTGATTGCCCGGTCGGATGGAAGCGTTTTGTGCGAATTCTGCCAGACGGCCTTTACGGTACAGATACAGCCACAGATGCCTGCTTTCCCGCAGACCATCGACGGAGTTCCCGTCAATGTGCCCGGGATGCCCGCAGGTGGTGCCAATGCCAACGTGCCATCCGGAGACCCCATGGCCGAGGAAGAACCCCCTGAGGACGATGCCGAGGATGAAAGTGACATGCCTGCGTTCCTGAAGGGATCATTGTTACTGCGCACCGTTCAAGGTGATGTTCTTGATTCCCCGCAATATCTGCGTCACTTGGCATTGACCCACGCTAATGACTCAGGTGCGGTATTGGCACAGATTCGTAACGAGAATGGGAGGGGTTAAATGCCTCGGGTTTGGGCCGCCATGAAGTTCACCCACTCTGACGGGGTAACATACAATATGGGTGATCCGCTCACCTTTCCTCGCGGTACTGACGAGGAGAAGGCTGAGTTCGATCGTCTGCAAGAATATGGGATGATCACCAACCAACGGCCCATTGCTGTCGGTGATGAGCTGGAAACCGAAAAGCAGCGCACCTCACGCCCACGTCGTACGGACTGATTAAAGGAGTGCGCTGGTGGCTGAATGGAAGGTCACTGACCGCCGCCATCGAGCGCGCGGTTCTGACCTCATCGTTCCCACTGCGGCCCAGACCACGGCCGCAGTGCGAGGACGGTTGCCCCGAGAAGGCGTCAATGTGTCGATACCGAGGGACGCCAACCCGGTAGGGCGCGACGGCCTCGGCTCTGACTCGGTGCTCGACGAGATGCGCCTCAACCGGCGCTTGGCGCAACGCAAGACCGCTTTAGGTGGCGGTGGTGGTTTCGGTGGCGGTGGTCATGCTGATGTCACTTTCGCTACCGGACGCCCTCGTGATCCGATGTTCTACTGGCGCCAGAACAACATCCCCTATGATGTCACGAAGGATGACGAACTCAAAAAGGTCAGGGCCTTCTGTCGCCTACTCTATACCACCCATCCCATTGTGGCATCATGCATTGACGTGTTCAGTAAGTTCCCACTTCAAGGTATGGACTTCGTGAGCAAAGATGAACAGCTCACTGACTTCCATCGGTCACTTTTCTTCGATGAGCTGAACTACGAGGACTACCTACTCAGTATCGGTCGAGAGTACTGGCTGACGGGAGAAGCCTGGCCGTTGGGGAGCTGGAATGCGCAGCTCGGAGTCTGGGATGGTGACGAGCTACTACAGCCCGATGACGTCGAGGTGGAGCGCAGTCCATTCCTGAAGGATCCCCGGTATCTCATCCGACTGCCTCAGACCTTGCGGAAGGCGCTCCAGGAGCGCTCCCCTCGATGGGAGTACGACGCGCTGATGAGCGCATA